CCTCGCCGGAAACACGGAAGAGTATAGTTTTAGGACGATTGGAAACTATGTCGAATATCAGGTACGTGGTGGCGCAGGCTACTCACATATGTTATGGGACTATAAAGGTGATCATATGACGGTCACTGATCCGTCAGACAGCAGTGTAATTACTTATGCAGTGGAGCAGCGTGTGATCGAGGGTGACCCCGATCACCGGATTGTTTTATTATTGCCAACGGCCAGAGTGCCGTACCCGCAATGTAATTACCTGACTGGGCATGTGCCGCTCGAACGAAAGAACTTTGGTTCAGGTGAATATAAACACATGTTCAACCCCTTGACTAAAATCCTCAGCCTAGCAGTTGATGGTGCTTGGTCTTCCGTTGAAATTAATGTGGATGTTTACAATGCTATTCGCGAGCGAATACGGGCAAAAAGTGGAATGCCCTTAGTATCGGATGTCGAAAAATATCTCTCTCAGCAGGGGGATATTGATGCTGTTTTAAAAGCGCCATTGTTGTTTAATTTGATGGACACTGAATTCAAGCCAAATGTTGTTAGTACTAGTTTGATTCAGGTCTCCTATCAACCATTCAATCCCGCCCATAAAGCAGAGATCATTTCTGAAGATGGCAAGCCTAAGGGAAGGGCAGTGTCAAACCAGATACTCGACAAACCAGCACTTATGCCGACAAAATCAATCTCAAGTGATATTAGTAGTGTGTTGGGCAGGGTAGATAAGCCTCGGAACAATGTTGATCCGCCTGCCTATTACAAGCAACTCAAGCGTGAGTTTGTACAAGCACTCATTGGACCTCTTTCCGGAACTGGCGCAAGTATAGCCACCGAAGAAGTAGCTGCACGTCAAAACAAAGCAGCACAGAGGAACAGGTTTGAAAATGCTAAACACTACTTTTCCGAGCACGTCGTAGGCCCCCTGAAGACTTTTATTAAGGCAGAAGGGTATGCCGCACCAAATGATCCCCGCACGATCACACAAGTCCCGCAAGCCGTAACCACCCTGTTATCTGAATATACATACTCTTTTAAAGAAGCTATACTGAAGAAACAGCCATGGTATGGGCCAGGCAAAACGCCGATGGAGACTATTGATCGCCTGGCTGAATTAACAACTCGTTTGGGAGTCATAACAACCGACTTCTCACGTTTTGATGGTTCAATTTCAGAATTTCTGCAATCAGTTGCCAAATGCTGTTATATGAACTATTTTTCAGCTTCAGACCGTCGACGCTTAGGTCGCTTATATAAAGCGATTTTTACAAAAACAGCGTTCACGGAGTGTGGTTTGAAATATGATGCAGGCTGTGGAACACGCAGTGGTAGCCCAATTACAACAGATGCCAATACCATAATCAATGCTTATGTGATGTTTTGTGCGTTGCGGAAACTCAATTTGAGTGTCCAAGATGCTATGAAGCTGATAGGCTTGGTTTGTGGGGATGATGGCTATATGGCTAACCGCAACGGATTGGGCAATGCATTGAAGGAAGTTTGCAAAGACTTGGGCTTAGATTTAAAACCCGAAGAGCACACAGAAGGACCTTACCCTTATTTGGGCAGATACTTTTGTGATCCAGCAACAACGGATAGTTCCTTCCAAGATCCAATGCGAACTCTGGCAAAAATACATCTTTCAGCCAAAAGTTCAATACCCGATTCACAGGCTAGAGTAAATAAAAGTATTGGTTACTTGACAACTGATTCAATGACCCCGATAATTGGGGATTATTGCCGTCTTAGCTTGAAAAGAGCTGATGGTGACGATCCCAAAACTGTTTATTCCGGGAAGAATTTCAGTAATGAAGAACAATACAAAATAACACTCGCCTGGCCACAAAGACCGAGCGATAAGGACCTGATCGACCAACAGGTTGCCAAATTATGTAGGTTAGAAGCCCTTGAACTGAAACAAATGGTCGAACGTTTCAGCGAGTACAAAACTTATAAGGATGTCCCCATTCTCTTCGAAGCACAGCGGCTTACGAAAATCGTCGCAGCTGTCGAACATGATTTGGAATATCCTGAGGGCACTCATACTGAACAAAAACCCAGCAATGAGTCAGAACCAACGAGACCTACAGGAAGCAACAACCAAGCAAAACGATCGAATCGATCGAGGAATATGGAAGATAGTCAAAGATCTCCATCGGAAGACGGAAAACCTCAGCCAGTCAAGAGTACAGGCCGGGCTTCAACCGATCGAAACCGATTGGAGCGACGTCGGCCAGAAGGCAAACGCACTGATAGTGGCCCTTATGGGAGAAATCCCAGAAGCCCCACCAAACAGCGGCCTCCTCGCAACGATCGCAGCGCTGTTGCGTCCAAACCCCCAAGCGGATCGAGTACCCAACCCAGAAAAATTGAGGGAGGAAGAGCTCAAGAGGCTGATAATCGCTCAGCTAAACCGCTAACGGCCGTTACCAAAAATGGCCTCGGACAAGGAAGTAGAACTTGATCACTTCCGTTGTACCGCCCCCAGCAAACTGTTGTTTGCTGGTTAAAAACCGGC